CGCGTATCAAGCAAGAGGAAGAAGCAGTGAAGCTAATACCTCATGCTGGTGGCTTCTTGGATGCACCAGATTTTGATTGGCTGCCTAGTCCACTTAGAACAACAGTTGTGGACCCACGATTTTGGGAACATCAAACACTTGAAGATGCTCAAGGAACGTGCGAAGCACAAGGGGCTTATTGGGAATTGAAGAAGTATGACACTTTGAAGAATACCCATTTTTATCCTCTTTCTGAGTCCATGGGGTTCAAGCAAAAGACTGAAATAGCATTACATGCTGTCCATGGGAGTGTCAGAGAAGTCATTTTCAAGATGAGACGCCATCTAGCTGCAAATAGCTACGAGTATATGCTGTTAGCTTCAGCTGCGGGTATTATTTCCACTTTCTTTGCAATTCGGCGAGTTGTTAACCACATTGAGTATGAGGAGCAAGGTGCCACATTGGAGGAAGTGAAAATGCATTCAACAACACCTAGAATGATGGCAAACCGTGATGATAAGTATCAGAAGGTACTGAAGCACAAAGTGACACCAGTTAATCAGGCGATTTCAACAAGTGTTGCTAGCTTTGAACAAAAATTGTCGAAGAACATGTGCATATTAAAAGTGCAATGTGTGGACGCTGTCTCACGTGAAACAATTGGCTTAGTCCGATGGTGCATAGTGACCCCAATTTCCGGTGGTTGCTGGCTTGCTCCATGGCACATGTTTAATCAAGTGCCAGAAGGGATGTCATATATAATTGATATTTGTCAAAAACCTCGTGGTTACGTAGGGGCTAGACGCATACATCAAATGGTGAATAGTGCGAATTGTACCCGCGTTGAAAATCATGACCTGTGTATTTTGGACCTACCCGGTGGATCAACATATGCTTTTGACAAATTCTATAATGAAACCAAGGATAATGTCAAAGTGGGTACTGAAGTGATCATGTATCGACTCAGTAAAGATACACTCGACCCTCAATTGCACGAGTGCACTCCTTTAGGAGGGGAAACACCAGTGGTTGTTAAGATCACCAGTGTGGGTTCCATTGCACCAAGTGGTATTGAACCATATTATGGTGTTCGTTATGATTTGCCGTTTGATTCTTATCCTGGTTTGTGTGGTGCTTTGATAGTACTTGCTGGGAGAAACCCAATGATTTTGGGGATTCACACAGCAGGCAATGGACGTAAGGGTGCAGCTTGTTTGTTTGACAGGGCTAGCTTGACTTTTTCAAAGGAGCTTGTCATTGCTGAAACCACAGAGATGCCCTCACAAATTATGGGCAAAACGGTGGAAATTCATGACCATGTACATGCTTTCAATGCGGTGCATTGGATTCCAGAAGATGAAGATGTCGCACTGGAGTGCTTGGGTGAGCATAATTTGGCCACTAGCACTTTTAGTAGTGATATTATTGAATCACCCATATTGGATAGACTGGCTACTATTGGTATTGTCCGCAATCATGCGGGGCCCGAACGAAGTGCAGTTAAAATGGCACGGCATAAGGACCTTATCAATATCAATCGAATTCGGCCACCACTCAACCCTTTGATTTTGAAGTGGGCAGTAACAGACCTTAGGACGAAAATTGGAAATTTCATGGAGGCTACACCTGCTTTCAAGGAACATGTTCATTTGATTTCTTTCGAAGATGCTCTTAATGGTGTGACGGGTGTGAAGGGATTTGATCCCATTAACATCAATACATCTATGGGCTTTCCTTTGAATCAACCTAAAATCTCATTCCTTAAACAGAGTGAGTTATCAAACACTTTTGGTTCTCCAACTATGAAGTTTGTGCGGGAGGTACAAAATCCTGATGGAACAATCACTTACGCATATGACATCATCTTTGATGCTGAGAAAATGGATGTGGAACAAGAAATCAATGATCTGATGGCCATGGCTGCTGAACACAAGCGGCCTAATATTGTCTTTCGAGCTAATCTTAAAGATGAGGCTCTTTCATATGACAAGATAGCCAAGGGGAAGATCCGCGTGTTTGCAGGAGCTCCCGTTACTTTGGTTGTGGCAACTCGTATGATCACATTGGCCCTCATCAACGCTATGACATATTTCCCTACTGTATTTGAAAGTGCAGTTGGGGTTGATGCTGCTGGCCGCGATTGGGATCGTTTGTATGAGTATATCACTAAGTTCTCACATTGTTGTGCGGGTGATTTCAAAGCTTTTGATAAGGTGATGCCGGCTGGCATTTCAGAAGCTTCCTTTTCCATTTTGCGGTTTATGTTGGCAGAGAGTGGCATTCCATCTGATTTCTTGAATGTATTTGACACTCTTGCCACAGAAATCAGTCACCCAATTTATGAGGTTGAAGGATTGTTGTATAGGGCATGTGGTTCGACACCATCTGGACACCCTTTGACTGTGGTTAAAAATGGTTTGGACAATGCCTTGAGTATGCGCTACGCATATTATGCTGCGCACTACAGGAAAGATCCTAAAGATTATGACCCTGCGAAGAATGTGCTTCCACTTTTCCACCAAGTCGTCGCCTTGATGACTTATGGTGATGACAATGTCATGTCGGTGGATGCCGCTAGGGAGCCACTTTTCCATCAACTCTCCATCTCACAAGAATTAGGTGAGATTGGACAGACATACACATCTGCTGCTAAAGGTGAGCATACAGAAATGTACACTAGTGCTGAGGAATTGGATTTCTTGAAGCGTAGTTTTAAAGTGCACAGTGTTTTCGGAAAACGTGTGGGTGCGTTGGCGCCCTCTTCAATTGAAAAATCTCTAACTTGCATCAAACGCCCCAAGAAAGGTCAGAATGAATCTGTCGCACAGATTTTAGCTGGAAACATGCGGCAAGCATTATTTGAATATTATATGCATAGTCCCGAGCTATTTAAGCAGAGGAAAGCAGAATTCTGTGAGATTGTAATAGGAGCTAAAGATGAAGAAGGATCACGTTTGGATACCTACTTTAAAGATCCACCAACGGAAGAGGATTGTATAGCGCGATATGAAAATTCAACATGCGTTTACCAACAGGTGATGGATGACTACAATGTTCCCTTGGAAATGCAAAGTGGTTTTATGGTAGAAGGCTGTGACATGGACGCCATAGGAGTTGGCATACGAGCCAAGCTCAACAGTTGGCGCACGTTGCGAGCTAGAAGAAACCTGGTCCATGAGCAATTGTTGTCTCTGTGGACTTCCACTCAGTGGGGATGCGACTTTGCTGTCATTCCCTATTGGTCAGTTCTAACTCAGCGCTTTGAAACCACTTGCACAATGAAAGCTGTACACCTAGTAGAACGAAGGTGGACATTGTGGCAACTAGACGGAATAATCAATGAAGATGTTTTGAACATTATTATTGACTTTGGCCGTAGAATGTTTTGTTACCGAGTGGTCTTTGACTACACGTTTGGCACGGTAATGGAACTTACATCTTACCTTCCAAGAGGTGAGTTATTGTCAAACCCAGAGTGGTATTCTTCGCCCACTCCGGAAATTATGGGGATCGAACTCATGTATGAAGACCTGTTTGGTTAGGTTGAACACCTCCAAACATTGTATTATTAGTTTACTATTACTTATACAAGGTGTAAGGGGAGCACGAAGTCAATGTCCCCAATTTATGAAGAAACCGAAACTTCAGAAAATACGGTAGAGTCGGATGACTCGAATATTGTTCCACAGGCTGGTGAATTTTGTTATGAAGACGCTGCTCAGAATGTAACACAGACACAAGTAATGGGTTTTGTTGATCAGAATCCATCATATGTGTGTGAGATTGCGTCTGATCCAGATCCAACGATGACGAGTGTTGCCAATGCTGACTGTACATTAGGTGAATTTATGTCACGTCCAGTTAAAATAGCCACATATAGTTGGCCTGTTGGAACACCAAATGGCATTAATCAATTATTATACCCATGGACAGCATTTCTTAGAAATAGACGTGTTGTCAATAGGTTAACCACATTTCGTAATGTTCGAGGTAATCTCCATGTCAAGTTTCTTGTTAATGGAAATAACTTCTATTATGGTCGTATGTTGGTATCCTATTTGCCCTTTGGAGCTTTTGGGTCTGGTAATTTTGGAAATGCTCGTCCACTTGGGCCACTGACGCCTCCTATTGATACTGTGGCTGCTACCTGTAGACCGCATATTTATTTGGATCCTTCAACGTCCCAGGGTGGTGAGATGGTATTACCATTCTTTTACCCACAGGATTCATTATCAACACCAGATCTTACTGATCAGATCTTGAATTCATTAGGCCTTCTGTGGCTGACTTCACTAACACCTATGTTTCACACAAATGGGGGAACTACGGCTGTTACAGTCACAGTATATGCTTGGATGACTGATGTTCACATGTATGGACCAACTGAGACTAATACATCTATTCTGGTGCCTCAATCTGGTACTGAGTATGGAACGGGTGTGATCTCTAAGCCCATGTCTGTTCTGTCACGTTTTGCTTCTGCTATGAAGGATGCACCTATCATTGGTCCATATGCGATGGCGACTAGTTTAGCTGCTTCAGCTACTGGTCAAATTGCTTCTTTATTTGGTTTTTCACGTCCAAGAATCTTGACAGACCCAGCACCAATGGTGCCAACATTATGTGGGAATATGGCCAATTACAATGCCAATGACACTTCTATATCATTAGCATTGGATGCCAAACAAGAGATTACTATTGATCCACGTGTTACTGGACTCAGTTCTGCTGATGAACTGTCTATTCACCACATAGCATCTAAAGAATCTCTAATGGGACGAGTTCAATGGGACGTGGGCACGGCTGAAGGTGCTATATTGCACACTAACTTCGTTACGCCTTGTTTCTATCGACAATCTGGGTCTGGACCAACGACAGAAATTGCTTTGTCATCTTGTGGATTCGCTGCGTTTCCATTTTCCTACTGGCGTGGTACTGTTAAGTTTAGATTTCAAATTGTAGCTTCTGGATATCACAAAGGACGTATGAAGATTGTTTTTGCGACAGCCCACGGAAGGCCGGCAACGGCCTCGAGTGGCGTTCCCGCCGGGCCCCGCAAGGGGCCGCAGCGGAACCCGTAAGGGGGCCGCGCCGGGGGGCCTTAGGGCTCTTTGCGACGGAGCGAACCGGCACCGGACTTCGGCCCGGCCGTCGGACTGGAGTGCCCAAGGGCGCTTCGGCTTAGACAACAGGATCCGACCCAACCTCAGAACCGGACGTACCGCAAGGACGCCGTTGCGGGTCAAAAGAAACTGAATCTTCAGAGTGGATGTCGAGAGATGGCCGCCTCGGAGAGATGGCAACATCAGGTTTCGAACCGCAACGAGAATCCGGGAGTGATGGTTGAAGAGGAAGGGAAGCGTAAGGCAGCCGGCGATTCCGAAAGGGATAGATGCCGCGCGGTGCCGGAAGTAAACCCCTGAAACTGAAGTGAAGTCCATGAGAGGAACGGTCAGTCGCAAGATTGAAACGGGCCTGACGGAACCGGAAGACCCCAGAGTGAGGAAGAAGCACAGAGGGGGACGCCGATTGGAGACAAGGTGGCGAGGTTCGTCAGGAAGCAAGACTCTGCAGGGCAATGAACAGTACGAGGGGAACTCGCTGGAAGCAGTGGGGAAATCGGCGCCAAGCGAAAGCTGCGGAACGCGCAAGCCCAGGAGAGTAACCGGGTGGTGACAACTTAACCGTTGACATCATCGAGGGATTTTCCGTCAGTATGAACCCCTGAAGCCGTAAAAACGGCAGGAGGGGAGGTACCCCGAGAGGGGGATGGCTGACGGGAAGGAGAACACTCTGAAGGGCGTAACTTCAAAGGGGGCACGGGGCTAGCAGCCGCAAGGTTGCGTTTGAAGCCAACGGGCCCGGCGTTAGGGTAAAGCCGCAAAGGCCTGAGAAAGGTCAGGGCGGTAAGGAAAGCCTGCGATGGTGAGTACCCCGACGGCGGGAGGAAACCCCCATAGAAGCGCGGAACCTTACGAGGGGATCTGGTTCTTCCGGCGGCCGAGATGCCGACGGGGGAGCACAGGATCCGGAGCGGGAGCAACGTTCTGAAGCAGGGCGGAACTCCATAAAGGGGAGCCAGGGCCGAGAGGATTCCTGGCAAACCGGGTTAAAGGGAAAGCCCGCGTGACCGTGAGAAACGGTGCGGCGGGAGCTGAGGCCGAGAGGTCAAGGCTGGTTGGCCCGGGAACACCTTCAAGGAGCAGCTAACTGCAGGAGAGCAGGTTGGCCCGGTGACGGGTTGACTGATCGGTCCGGAGAGAAACCCCTGAAAAGGAAACCTGTTGAGCAGTCAAGATCGTCCATCATTTCT